ATGATAAAGAGAAACCAAGCATGGTTCTGGAAGATATTCCGGGCCATAAAGAGCATTATCATCTTCTCACTAAGGATGATCGCAGCTACCGTACTAGGGCTAATGTCAATAGTGTCAATATTTGAGTGGTACGAAAAACCTCTCAATATTCACCTCTTGATCCTAGCGATCATATCAATCTTTATTGTGGTACACCAAATAGTTATAATGACTTATGAGTCAGAAAAATGATTTCAGAGTACTATACGTGGTGCAAGCCCCTTCAAGGCCTAACCGATCCAAGAAGGACGATATCCTAGACGAATTAAAGACACTTAGCAAAGAAGAATTGATAGAGATAAGAAAAGACATTGTAGAACTAATAAACGAAAAATAATGAAGACATTCGAGGAATTAAAAGAAGATCTGCTTGAACGGGCTAAAAAACATAATGCTTGTCAAGATGGATACAGGATGGGGTTAAACGCAAAAAGCAAACAGGACTTACTGAAAGCGATAACCGATAATTGGTATTGGGTCTTGAGTGCATCCAAGATGATTGACGCAAATTACCTAGAAAATAACTTTTCTGAAGAGGAACTAGCCGAAGCCGGCATTTACACAAGAAAAGAACACACCTCTAATGCTAAATCATTTGCTTGCGGCTCTGCCACGGTCGAGGCTTGCGGCTCTGCCACGGTCAAGGCTTACGGCTCTGCCACGGTCAAGGCTTACGACTCTGCCACGGTCGAGGCTTACGGCTCTGCCACGGTCAAGGCTTACGACTCTGCCACGGTCAAGGCTTACGACTCTGCCACGGTCGAGGCTTACGGCTCTGCCACGGTCAAGGCTTACGGCTCTGCCACGGTCAAGGCTTACGGCTCTGCCACGGTCGAGGCTTACGACTCTGCCACGGTCGAGGCTTACGATAACTCATATGTCGAGGATTGCACTGGAAACATAAATACAGTTTCCGATCATGGAATAGTCAAAGATTACTACAATCATAAGATATATATAAAGAAAGGAAAATTCGAGATTATCGAGATCGAATAAATTCAAGGCCTTAGCTTATCGGTAGAGCGCCCCTAACATGGGGATGGCCGGGTTCGACTCCCGGAGGCCTACAAATCAAGATATATGAGAGACATCTACATCAAAGACCCCGACGGCGAACCGGAGTACGACGGGGAGGAAGACAACGAGGAATATGAGGAGAGCATGGAAGAGCTTAGGTTCCTGTTCGATTCTTATAATTGGTAAACCTGCCCTTACGAGGTGCAACCCCGACCCAGACCGGCAACCGATATCCTAGACAAGTGGTAGGCCATGACGATATCATTGGCCCGGTGGAAAGGGACACGGTAGTGAGGGAAGGGCGGCCGATGGTCTTAGTCCGGGTTCGACTCCCGGAGGCTGACGAATTTAAATACACGATAACATGGATAAATCAGAAGAGATTGACAAATTAGCGATAGCGTTGGCCAAGTTCCAAGGATCGCTAGAGCAACCAAGCCTCAATTCCGAGGTTAAAGTAAGAACTAAAACAGGAGGAGAGTACAAGTTTAAGTACGCGGACCTATCCGAATGCAAAAGGGCGGCGAAACAGCCATTAGCCGACAATGAACTTTCAGTATGTCAGCTAATAGAGGATGATTACTCTATCCGGACCATACTGCTTCATTCCTCCGGTCAATGGATATCGTCCAAGGTAAGGATGCCATCCAATACGGCGGACGCTCAATCCATAGGATCGGCCATCACTTACGCCAAGAGATACGCCTTTTGCGCCATCCTAGGCATCGTGGCTGACGATGACGAGGACGCTAACATAGCGAGCGGTAATACCGCCCAAAAGGAGCTGCCTAAAGAGCTGCCTAAAGAGCTGCCTAAAAAAACGGCAAACTCCAGAGTAAAGAAAGAGCTTACGAGAGATCATCTAAACAATGAGAGCGCAATGAAATCCATATCGGAGTGGCTATACAATAAGGAGAAGATAGCCAAGGAGGCCAACCAACCATTCTCCGTAGAAAGCGTTATCAGCAATGCTTACATTATAGGAAAGGTTGAGATGGATTCTTTCATTGAGATATACAACAACTATAAAATAAACAATAACCTGTCATGAGCAAAGAACTAGAGCTAAGCGGCAAGACCCCGCTAACGAAAAGCGAGATCGAGGCTTTATCCATAGACCTTTTGAACCCGGTACTGGAAGGTGAGGTAGATCCCGTATCACACGTCGTCAAGTTAAAGGCGATGCAAGAGACCATCAAGAGGACGCTGGACGATGACCGGATGAAGGACGCCGTCCTTTCTGAGATCGAGAAATACGGAAAGGAGCGCTCTTGGAACGGGGCCACGGTCAAGATAAAGGAGACAGGCGTATCCTACGACCACTCCAATTGCAATGACCCGGTCTACGCTAGGCTGATCGAGGAAAGGATGCTTCTCGATGCCAAGATAAAAGAACGGGAGGCGTTCCTGAAGACGGTGCCGGATAATACCACGGTCATTGATGACGAGACCGGGGAGATATACACGATCCATCCGGCGATAAGGATGGCAAAAACCAGTTACTCTATAACTTTTAATAAACAATAAATATGGCAAATTTATACGGCTCAATCTGCTTGAGCGACATACCGAAGGAGTTGATGAAAAAAGTAATGACGGCCAAGGGAGAGAAGATCTTCCTCAATATCTCGATCGGGGAGAAAAAAGAGCCTGTCACGTTCGACAACCGCACCTATACGCATTATGTGTCTTGCGCCCCAAGGAAAGAGGAGCGAAAGGAAGGCGTTTATTATGGCATAGGTGACTTGATGGAATCCACGTTCAAGAGCAATATCCCCTCACCGGAGGATATCAACAACGCCCCATCGGTCGATGATTCAGATCTCCCCTTTTAATCATGGAACTATACTTGCTCAACACCGCCGGCGGATTGAGGCCATGCTATGATTCCGACTATGACGAGAAGAAAAAGCTCAAGCTAGGCAAGATATACAAGGCCAAGATAACGCTGGCACGGAACTACGACTTTCTGAAAAAGTATTTCGCCTTGATAAATTGCGCATGGTCTTACCAGAACGAGAAGACCACGGCGCATTTCAAGGAGAGCGTGGAGTGTTTCCGGAAGACCGTCGAGATCGCCGCCGGGCATTGCGATACGGCCTATAGCATATCACGTAAGGAATGGATAGAGGCCCCGAAGTCGATAGCCTTCGACAAGATGGACGAGGCCGAGTTCATGGATCTCTACGAGCGTGTGAAGGACGTGCTTTTCTCGGTATTCCTTCGGGGTATATCCGAATACGATTTCATGAGAAACCTATCGAATTTTTAGTCATGAGAAAAAGCGACAGGCCTCCAAATTACCTGATCGACAAGATCGTGAGGCATACCAACATTATTA